ATCTGTGAAGATAGTGATAGGTATACCAAGCAACGCATTTGCGCTAGTGCTTGCCAGTTTCATAGTAGTAGGACTTACCTGTATTGCATAATAAGTCGTGCCTGCAACAAACGGGGATGGTACAGTGCCGGTCGTTGATATCGTCACTGGTGAATTAGTTGGGTAGGATACTGTTGAACTTAGTGTTAATAAACTGGTGACGCTATCAGCAGTAAAGGGTGTTGATATAGGTAATGCGCCAGCTGGATTGCCATTAGCCGGAACATAATAGTTTGCAAAGACTAAATCCACGATTCGATCGGCAGTAATATCAGCCAACATCATATCAGAAACAGAATAGGTCTCTTTTCCCACAACAAGATTAAACTTTATTGTGGTGAGGTAGGGAATATAAATACTGTCTGCTGCGAATTTATCAAGCAATTCATTAATCAGCTCAAGGCCTGTGGACAACATGAACCCATCAGGGGTTTCACCCACGCCTAATTCACCAAGCAAATAAAGTGCATTGATGATTACATCATTCGTCGTTTTGACTTGTTGGGACATTCCATGTCCTCCTCATCATGTCGAAGGAATCGACACACCATGAAGATGTATCGATTTTTTCCTTTTATTTCGACATTAGGAGTCGTCGCCTTGACCATCAACAGGGAACGCAACCTTGTCCAATCCAGCTGTTAGCTTTCTGCCAAAACTCTGAGCCCATTCGCCAGTGTTTTGCATGTTTGCATTAAATTCAAACATGTCAGCTTTCATTTCTGGTTTACGGCCAGAATATTTATCAAGTTCACGTTGCTGCTTCTTAACGAAATTATCTTTGCCCATATGTTCAGATTCATATCGTTTCTGACGAGTATTGGCAATTGCAGCATCTTTACCCGGTGCGCCATCGTATCTGTCTTTCATTTTAATTCCCCTTATGACAACAGTTTCACTGCATATTGTGGATGCCATTTGAATCCGCACAGGATGTCGATACGCATTAAGTTTTGATATCCAAGGATATCGCCCGTTTGCGTGACAGCGAGTGAGAGACCAGTTTCAGGATCGACCGCAACAGAGGCGTATGGAACCTGCAATTTATAAAGTGGTGGGCAAACGATATCGAGTGCGCGTGCAGGATAAGCCACGTTCACGTTATAGCTTGGAACAACCGTTACAACGGATGTCGTTAACACTGGGCCATCGACATTCTGTAATGGGCTGCTAGTCGTGCTGACAATGCTTGGGCTAACAGTAATTGTTATTGCACCACCACCGCTTGATGTAGCAGGGGCTGTAATAACAAATTGCATGTTTTGTCCAGTGGATGCGCGAGACAGTGGGTTAACACTATGAACGCCTGCAATACTGATCAAATCGCCCGGTAGGAAGTAATTAGTAACACCGCCTGTCGCACCCGAAAGAATGATTGTATTTCCAGAGGAAACCGTACCATTCACCAACAATGTATCGCCGGGATAAGTGGTTGGGCCTGCACCTGCGGTATGTTTAACAACGTTTTGGGATTGGAAGATATCAAAGTAAGACAAATGGCCGATAGCGCTTTGTCTTACAATTTCTTCATTAAACACCGGGGTAAAGTTATTCAGCAATGCCGACTTCAGGGACGACCCATCGCGGACTGTCATTGCCAAGTAAGCATCAGATGCAATATTTACACCCTGTTCTAGAAGCTTGGCACCGGCCAAATCAACTGTGGAGAACGAGTTAACTGGAGAACCAGCAGAGCCTTGGAAGAAATACAGTTCTTGTTCAGCATCAGAGCAAATATCACGTTCCATCTGAGTGATAATGTTTTGAATCGCTGGTTGAATAAACATGCGGCTGAAATCTTCAATACGCAATGTTAAATCCTGAACGGTGTAGGCGATTAATGCGTGGTATTGATGAGCAACGGTAATGTTTTCAACGGTTTCAATAATATCTTGGGGTACAGCAGTACTACCATCGCCAACAATAAAGTTATTCTGTCTGCGGACTTGCAAAGTGTCTCCGATCTTATAACCGGAATTTTGGAAGTCATCTTGGTAAATCCTTGAACCCGTCATGACAAAGGGTGAGTTATTAGCAAACATTGCTAATGCTGTGTTTGATACAAGTTGGGTCGTAATAAATTGATTTGACATTGCAGTTACACTCCGTCCTAGAGTTAAAAAGTCCTTTTGAAAGGTTTACCACTGGTTCAGAAACAGTTCGGGTTGAACCTATTCCTACTTGAATGTGCCTTTCTTCATCCGATCACGAATATCCGAAACCGGTGTTTTATCGTTCACACCTGCGGAATTAACGACTGGATTTGACTTGATTTGACCTAGTGGACGAGACTGCGATTGCTTATTCTCACCACCAGAAATCAAGGCATGACTCAGTGCGACTAATTCGCTTGCTTGATCAACTGGGTGGAGTTTTGCAATACGGGAGATTTCTTCAGGATTTTTCCCAAGTTTATACAGGACTTCGCCTGCACTACCCGGGCCTTTCTTCGGTAACATTAATGCTGCATCACGCATATGGGCTGTAAAAGGTGTTTCGCCTCTTACGACATCGTCAAAGTCATCATATTTATCCGAAGTTGAATCAAGGTGCTTATTCAGCTCTTGATACTGCTTCGCAATATGTTGCTGTGACTGCATGTCTTTCGCTTTGCGTTCCTCCACATCCCTCTGTTGGAGCGCATAGCTGACTGCCTTGTGAATCGCATCATCCATTCCACCCTGTTGCTGTTGGGCTTCCTGTGGACTGTACTGCTGTTGCATCTGATTTGGTTGTGACTGTGATTGCATTTGCGACATCCTGTCGTGCAGCTCTCTCATTTCCCTTTCGTGAGAGCGTCTCATCTGTTTCAGTCTTTTCTGAACAGCGAGAGAATCACCCCTGTTACCATCGCCCTCCTGATGCTGAGTTCCCTCAACCATCGGTTCCGTGGGCAGATCCATATCATTTGCATCACCACTACTTTCCGTGTCGTTATCCGACATGTCCTGATTAGCTTCCATACTGACTCCACAACGGCATTCATTTGCCCAAGGGGATAAGGCGACCCTGACGCCCAGCGCACCTCATGTACGCGAATGATTAAATTTTACGCTTATAAGGATTAATTACGACGCTATAGGTGGTGTTTTATATTGAGATATACCAAAGGATGATTTATAATCCGTTGCATGAAGAGCGAATATGAAAAAAGAAATTGTAAAAAACATGGATTTACTAACTTCAAGTTAAAAAAATCGAAAGAAAGGAGTTGGTACTCATGCGAGAAATGCCTTAAAGCCCAGTGGATAAAAGCAGCCGCAAAAAGAAGAAAAATACCAGAAGTTTATGAGTACCAGAAAAATTTTAACAAGGAACTGAACAAAATAAGGAAATCATTGTCAGTGTATCTCACGATGATACTATTGGCCGCCAATATAAAGCCCGAGTAGCACAATGGTTGTGCAGCTGCTTTGTAAGCAGAAGGTTATCAGTTCGAGTCTGGTCTTGGGCATATATAAAGCCCGCATAGTATAATGGTAATACAATTGATTCGTAATCAATAACTAAAGGTTCGATTCCTTTTGTGGGCAGAATTAATTAGGAGAATAAAATGACAATTTCACCAAAACACCCAAATGATTCGCACGAAACCAGAATAGCATTGCTAGAACAATCTATAGGACATGTTTCACAAATTCTACTTAGAATCGAAGCAAGAATGGATAGGATTGAATCCAGAATAGATAAAATAGATTTAAGAATGGATAAAATCGAAAGTAGATTATGGAATCTTACATTTATTATGATTACCTTCTCTGCCGCACTTCTTACTACTATGGCAAAAGGGTTTCACTGGATTTAAATAATGAATGGATAGAAAAGAGGAGAAAACCATGAATAAATCAGAAGAAATTTCAATAAATAAATATGATCTATTGTATGAACAAAGAATGACAAGAGTTGAAACTGTCCTTGAAAGTCTTGCTACTAATGTAAAAATACTTTCAAGTGAAGTAATGGAAATAAGAAAGGAAATGAAATCAGATTTTAGATGGATTCTTGGAATGATGGTTGCATTATTTGGATTGATGGCACATGGATTTCACTGGTTTTAAATGGATTCAATAAAACTATAAGGCCAGCATTATTCACTGGCCTTATTTTTATTCATCCCCTTCTCATGCTCAAGTTTCGTATTTGTGTTATAATTAATCATCAAAACCTAG